TTTATTCATAGCCATAAGTTCTATGCATGGTGGTGCATCAGAGTATTCTGATTGTGGTCTTTCTATTTTTATTTTTGTAATATCTGTTTGTTTTACTTCACTATATATAGTGTAAAATTCTTCTAATGTTGCAGCTTCTCCATCTGCTCTAAATGCATAACGTGTTGTGTCGTCACCACCAAAGTATGGTAAGTTTAAAAAATTTCCTGTGTCATCTGATGATTTTAATTGTATTTGTTTTGGAAAAACTTCTGATCCGCCGTATCCTAATAATGTTTTTATTTCTGTTAGCTTATCTCTCATTCTTTCTGCAGCTACCGGTTGTTCGGAGAAGAGAAAGACGTGTGCTC